CCGGTTCTCGAGCCGTAATCCGAATTTGCAGAACGTGCCGGCTCCGCACACACCTAATGGTAAGGCTATTCGTAATCTTTTTGTTGCCCCAGAAGGATATTCTTTAGTAGTTGCTGACTACTCTCAGATTGAACCTCGTGTAATTGCGTCGTTTAGTCAAGACAGGATTATGTGTGGTGCTTACTTAAATGGTGAAGATATTTATACAACTATTGGAAATACCATGGGAGTAGATAGAAAAGCTGGTAAGGTATTAGTTTTGTCATTGGCTTATGGTGTAGGCCCGGACAAGATTTCTGCTTCCATAGGGTGTTCTTTAGCTGAGGCACGCAACCTTCTAGACGAGTTCGTTGCAAAGTTCCCCTCTGTTGCCAGATACAAACGTCAAGTTATTAGTGAGAGTCGTCGTCAAGCTCCCGTACCTTTTGCCAGTACCCTTTTAAAGCGTCGTAGGTACCTTCCCGATCTGCGTTCAAACGAGGTTTGGAAGCGTTCCAGAGCAGAACGACAGGCTTTTAATACAGTTATTCAAGGGTCGGCAGCCGACCTCATTAAGCTTGCTATGATTAGGGCTAACAAGATGATCCCAGACGGGGCAAATCTCATCCTTACAGTGCACGACGAATTGGTAACTGTTACTCCCGCAGAACTTGCTGAGGAAACTGTATCGCAAATTCGTATTGCTATGGAAGGTATTAATGCTTTAAGTGTTCCGTTATTGGCAGACATTACTACCGTTAAACGTTGGGGAGAGGCTAAATGAAGTTCTTACGCCGTAAGAAAAATAAACAAGAGCCTGTTGTTCAGGTGCCTCTAACAGTACTCATGCGGGAAATTATTTATGACTCCATGATGACTCCTACGGAGGGTATTGCAAACCTCATGGGCCTTCCCCCTATATCCCCTGAAGTTGCTGATATGGAAGAACAAGCTAGCGAAGTTAGGTTATCTGACATCTCTGAACTTATTCCATTTATAGACGCACATTCTGATATCGCAGCAAAGATCGCTACTTCGGCGTACATGCTTGACGACGAAAACAAAGAAGAAATGTCAGAGGATCACTTAGAGCAGTTAACGGCTTTATTTAGAATGGTTTCTTTAGCGGCTTCTCTTTCATGCGTTTCAACATTAAGTAACATTGGTCTTATCGAGTCAAAGGCGGTATATCGTGAGCAATAACAACTGGTGGGCTAACAAACTAGGTACACAAGCTCCTACACAAAACACTCCACCCACTTCTCCACCACAACCCAACATTTATAGGGCACCACAACAAAGCCCCAACGTTCAGGTTTCTTATGATCCTCAACAAGATCAGTTAGTTACCAGAGCCCAGAGCGCTAGAGATGTAGAACGTTGTCCTGGATGTATGTCCGGCAATTACATGGCTCCAGTTGGCACTCAACGTAAACGTTGTTATGATTGCGGGTATCCAATTGTTCAAGCTGGGACAGGTGTAAGCGGTACCGGACAAAACGGTACAACTATTGCAGCTAAACAGCCTAACCAAGGCGGAGGATTTAATCCAACAACAATCGTAGATAGGATCGGGTAATGGCTCTAAACGCAGAGGCACTAAAAATTGCAGCAGGCATTAATAAAAAGCTTGGCGCAAACACAGTTGTTCTAGCTGGTGAGGCTCGTATTTCTCAGCGCATTACTTCGGGTTCTTTAACTCTTGATGTTGTTCTAGGCGGAGGTTGGCCTATGAACAGGTGGGTTGAGCTTGTTGGCGAAGCTTCCCATGGAAAGACTGCTCTGGCATTAAAGACTATTGCAGCAAACCAAAAGATTAACCCAGATTTTACAGCGGTATGGATCGCTGCAGAAGACTTTGACTCTAAATACGCAGAGTTATGCGGAGTAGATAACAGCCGTGTTTTACTTGTAGAAACTAATAGTATGGAGGATGCATTTGATTCGGTTATTCAATTCATGGAAAGCAAGGCTGTTGATATGGTTGTTGTTGATTCACTTCCTGCCCTTGTTCCTAGCGCAGAAGATGAGAAACACATGGAAGAATTCACCGTTGGACGAGGAGCCCTCATCACCAACAAATTCTTCAGAAAAGTAGCTAGCGCAACTAAGAGAGACCTAATTGAGTCAGAACGCCCAGTACTTGGAATTATGATCAATCAGTACCGTATGAAGATTGGCGTAATGCACGGGGACCCTAGAACTACTCCTGGAGGTCTTGGTAAGGATTACGCATACAGCGTTCGCTGTGAAGTAAAACGTGACGATTGGGTTGAGATCGGTACCGGAGAAAGCAAACGCCGCGTAGGTCAAACTATCCGTGTACGAACAATTAAAAATAAAACCTTTCCGCCACAACAGACTGCATACTTAGATTTTTATTTTGCAGACGGTGGTGCGATTGATGCCGGTGGTTATGACACTGGTAAAGAGATTGTTGCCTTATCAATTCTTAATGGAATTGTAGAGCGACGTGGAGGGTGGATGTACTACCAAGAACGTAAGTGGCAGGGGGCTCAAGCTCTTATTGACTCTTTACGTGAAGAGGTAGACCTTAGAGAGGAGATTAGTAAAGCTGTGCTTAGCACTATTAAAGCACAACCGATCTTGGCTCTTGAGGATTCGGATGAAGAGTGAAGGACAAAAACAATCTCTAAAGCATGAAAAAAGACTGGCTAAGAAGATTGATGGACAACGTTCAGCAGCTTCTGGGGCTTTCTGGTCTCGCAAAGGAGATGTAAGAAGTGATGAGCTTCTGATTGAGCACAAATGGACTGGTAAAAAATCAGTAACCATTAAGTCAGAAGTTTTAAAGAAGATAACAACTGAGGCTATCTTGGATAGCCGTATACCAGTTTTAGGTCTTCACCTTGACGGAGAGAACTACGTAGTTTTAGTAGAGGAGGATTTCTTTGAACTTCGTAATTCAATCAAAGGTGGATAAATGGAAAACCAAGACGAGCCCTCATGGGCTTGGCGATACGACGCTAAGTGTCGTGGCGAAGATACAGAAATGTTCTTCCCTCCTCGAGACAAGGCTTTATACAAACCGATAGCAGACAAAGCTAAGGCAATCTGTTGGGGTAAGGACGGTCGACCGGCTTGCCCAGTTCGCAAACAATGCTTAAAAGAAGCTATAATAAACGATGAGTTGCACGGAATATTTGGGGGTATGTCCCACAGAGAAAGAAACGCGGCTCAACGAAAGTACGCAAAACAAGGACTAACATTAGACGAATGGATAAACCAGGATGGCAAATACGGGCAAACCTAAAGCAGGCGGTTTAAAGGCTTTCTTAGACGCAACTAAGAGAGAGACTAGATTGATGGGCGCTATAGAGCGACATCTACTAGCAAAACCTTTTGATAACCGTCGTATGGATATTATTCATCCTTCAGACATGATTAAGCCTGAGTGGTGCCACCTTGCCCAGTACCACGCATTACGCGGTAACTATAAAGAAGTTAGGGAAAAGCCTACGCTTCGCTTGCAGTCTATCTTTGATGAGGGACACACAATCCACGCTAAGTGGCAGAAGTGGCTTACAGAGATGGGGGTCCTTTACGGCAAGTGGGAGTGCTCAGAGTGCGGACCAACTGATTGGGAGTTAGCTTCTGACTTAAACTTTGAAGATCCTGAGTGCGGTTCTTTTGAGTACCGAGAAGTTCCTTTGTGGAGCGATAAATATAAAATTGGCGGTCATTCTGATGGCTGGGTAAAGAACCTAGGAGAAGACTGCCTTATTGAAATTAAATCTATTGGTGCTGGAACACTTCGTTTTGAAGCCCCGGCATTATTAGCACAGTCGGATGGGGATCTAGAAAAAGCTTGGCGCAATATCCGTGCTCCTTTTAGAGCTCATCAACTGCAGGGCCAGGTCTATCTACACCTAACTCACCTAATGGTCGAGAACGGGGACCTACCGTCTGCTCCAGAAGAGATTGTCTTTATCTATGAGCTTAAAGCTAACCAGGATTATAAAGAGTTTACGGTTAAGTACAACCCAGAGTTTACTAAAGATCTTTTTGACCAGGCACTGGACATTGCTTGGGCAGTTGACAACAACCGCCCACCTATGTGTAGTATTGACTCCGTTAAAGGTTGCAAGCGTTGCCAACCTTTTAGGGGGGGCCTGTGAATATAGAGCGTATTGAAAATGGACTTACCATTGACGGTCTGCCGATTTACGTAGCAGACGATGACTTTATTGAGCATCTGGCAGAAATGGGTTATGATGGAAGTATTGAGGTCAATGACCTTGAGCTTGAATGGAATACCTGGGTAAAGGAGAACGTAGATGAGTCCAATTGAACTAAAGGTTGCCGAGGCTAGTAGAAAAACTATTACGGCATTAAATCAACAGGGTATGTCTGTAAATCAAAATTACAACTATGACGCACCCTCTCTACCTGCTGATATTACAGATCTTATAGAAGAACAAGTTATGGATCTGTACACCAAGTATGTGGCTTACCTAGAGTTTATTAACTTGCAGCTATGGTGCGCTGAAGTTGACAAAGCTGAGGCAGACAAAAACCTTTCCTACGTTCGTGCTAATAAACGTTTAGCTTTGAAAAAAACTGGTACAGCGGTAGCTATGATTGACGCAGAAATTGAAGTAGACCCTGATTACAAAGCTAAAGCAGATGCTTTACAGGAGCTCTCTAATTATCATGGTTTAATTCATATTATCTCTGAACGCCTATCTAAAGACATATCTCTTATTAATCGTGAGATTACTCGCCGTGTTAACATTAATAAGGCGACAGGTAGAAGCAGTTGGATGACACCATGACCTGGAAACAAATGTCTATGTTTACAGACAGAGAGTTAGGCATAACTCCTAATTACAATCTTATTGGTCTTACCGGATATGCACGAACAGGTAAAGACACTCTTGCGTCTATTTTAGTAGAGAAGTACGGTTATCGTCGTATTGCCTTTGCGGACACTATTCGTTCTTTTCTTTACGAAATTAACCCAATGGTTGGGTGTAGTCCCAGTGGTTATCTTCAAGATTTAATAAATCTTGTTGGTTGGGATAAGGCAAAAGAAGAGCCTCAGGTTCGGAGGTTACTCCAAGATCTTGGTGTTGCTGCTCGTAAATTAATCAATGAGGACGTTTGGATTACCGCTGCTTTAGCTGATTTAGATCCTCATGAGAAAGTAGTAATTGCTGACGTAAGGTTTGAAAATGAAGCGGCAATGATTCGTTTATTGGGTGGACAACTGTGGCGTGTAAAACGGTTTAATACTAGCGCTGTAAATGATCATGTATCTGAAGTCGAGCTTGACTACTATGAAGTAGATCAAATCTTCCTTAATAACGGTACTATAGAGGATCTAGAAATCTTGCTTCAGGTTAGGATGCGTAATGCCCTCCCAAAGTAGAAAGCATCGGGGATATAAGTCTCAAAAAATTGTTGCCAACTACTTAGCAGAAAATGGCTGGCCATATGCTGAGTCGACCGGGGCCGGAAGGTCGGGTACAGACGTCACTGGAACTATTGGCATAGATTGGGAAGTAAAGGCTAGAAAAGACTTCAATCCATCTGCAGCTATAAAACAGTTGAAAGAACGTCATAACGGTCTAGATTTGCCT